ATCTAGGAAATCTAATTTGGATACACCATCACATCTTGGTTCTATGTCTATACCTATCTTTTTATGCGACAATGCATTGAAAAAACTCCCGTCTCCCGCGGATGGTTCTATGAACGTGTATTCATCTGGATTTACACCCGTGACGTGGAAGAATGTATCTATACATTTTTTTGCCATACCTTGTGGAGTAAAAAATTGATCCTTCGATTTATGTGTATACTCACTGTAATCTATATTCTTCCCGAGTATTTTGAGTAAATCAAATTCATAATTGGATGGAACATCTTTTAACAGAATCCATCTATTTACCGTACCGGACACTATATTTAGTTTCTTAGCTATCTCGGACACACTATGTGATTCCAGACATTCCTCTAGTAGCTCAAATGACATCTACATTTTAAACATTTTATATCCTTAAACTTTTTAATTCCATGACATTCTTTCTCTCAGGCGTCTTATTAAATACGGGGTAAGTTCTACTAGGTTTCCAAACGGAACATATCTGTAATCGACGCCTATATTTTTACCCATTCCTAGAAGTTGTGCCGTCACGTATTGTTCCTTATCAAACCTCGTCGCGTAACGAAGAGAACGCTCATTGTGTGTTGCGAGTATCGTGTGTACATGTGGACACACAAGGGAGTGTGTCATCGCCTTCGCATACTCATTATCAACGGCAGCTTTGTCCGAAAAGAGGTCTTTTTGTTTTCTCAAGTACGCACCACGCACGAGCTTTGCACCGAGCATGACACCGTCTTTGTGTGTGTCATTCATGTCACACATAAGTTCTTGCATCGCACTAGTTCTATACATCTGGTACGTCTTGTACACATGAACATCCGTTTGTGTGTTGTGTTCCGCCATGAGATCATAACATATGTCTGGATACAAAACATCTTCTGCATCTATGCATACCTTGACACCATGTTGTTTCGCCGTTTTTATGATGGAGTGTGCGTAATCTTTTGCCTTAGACTTGGACTCCCTCGACCCGAAGCTCGTAAGTTTTATGGCACACATAGAATCCGGTGGGAGTGTTTTAATCACACTCTGTGTGGTGTACATGACATCGAGAGCGTCTTTTAATCTACAATTTTCCTTCGCGTAATCAACTATGACTTTCTCGCCTCGTCTGTGTAACATTTGAATTACACGTGGAAGTTCGGTGAATGTTGCTGCATACCTCAGCATTAATGGTTGATGACATTTTTTTATACCACTCCATTTCGCGTTTATATTTTTCTACGAGGTTTTGCATTCTTTCGCGAGTTCTTCTATGCATTTGTAGTATCTTTTTAAATCTTTCATAAAGCGCTTATTTTTCTCGAGACACTCACACTCGGGTTTATTAAGATAAATCCATGCGAGATTTGATTTAGAATATCGCGTTTCTTTTTGATTTTGATTAGGCTTTCTCGCCACAAGTTTTTTATTTTTTATGGTTTTCTTGAGTGGTTCTATGCGTTTCGTGAAACTAATGGCTTGCATCACTGTGTCCGCGAGGTCATCTTTCTTTTTTGATTCTTTAAATATTGGAAGCCAATGGTTATTTATGGGATTATTGTTTAAAAATGCTTCACATCGTTCGATGGATACCTTTTTACGTTTGAGATACTGTGCCTTACCCGGTCCGCATACATCTGGAATCTTGAACTTCGCATCGTAGATGATAGTTTCTGAATTAGGTGATTTTATGACAAAGTATGCATGTAGGAAATTTTCTACCATTTTCATTTTCTTATTTCTATCCGGTTGCTTCTCTATGAGTATTACGTTTGAATCAAGTACCCATGGGCGATCATCCAAGTGTTTTCTCATGGATACAAACAATCCATCCTTGTGTTCAGGTGGAACCCCTGAAACATCCCAGTTCACGACCAGATTCGATGTTTCGTCAAATTGACATACGGCTAAATTCCGTATACCTACATCTATGCTTAAAATCATTAATTTAAAGAAAATTTATTTCTTTATCTATATAAATGAAGAATAGTTGGATTAACACCACAGCTGTAATTGTATCCATATTGGTGGTCATGTACTGGCTGTACACGATTCGCCGTGAAAAAATGGAGGGACAGGATTCGAAAGCTGTGAAGTATATCAAGGAGGCTTCTCCAGAAAAGTTTATTAATCCATTCATCGTATACGGTATGGCGAAAGAGTTGACCGATGATGACGAAAAACTCGCGAAGATCATCCCACTCGTGAAATCGGGTGATCGAGAAGCATTGATCGCGTATTTAGAATCTTTGTAAATTTTTGTTTTTAGTGGTCACAGTACACCACAGAGAACAAAAAGGAAATTAACGTCGTCGCATAGATGGCATTTTCATACCAGAAAAGTTGGCAGTTTTGAGTTTGTTCTGTCCAGCGGGGGACATACCCATCATAACCATGGCGATGATTAGCATGATACACGATAGCGCGGCGCCAATGATCGCATACTTCATGGGGCCGGTCATAGCACCAACCACACCCGACACGGCTTCACCAGCCGATTCGATGACTTCCGCAGCACCACCAGCCTTGGAAGCGGCTGTGGCTTCACCTTTGGCTATGATTTCGCTCGCCAATTTGTTGGTCGTCACAGCGGAAAGTAAGTTCTTCGCGACGGCTTGTGCCGCAAGATCGGCGGAGATGTTTTGCTTGAACGAGAGTGTTTCGCCGTTGAGACAGATAGCTTCACCGATATTAATCGTTTGTTCTTGAATATTAACAGCTTCGTTTATAGTCTTCGTGAGGTTGTTCGTTTCGAGACTCGTTTTAACTATATTTTCGATTTCTGAATTAATAGTCTGGTTCACATTTTGTTTATCACCAAATTGCAGATTTCCCATCTGTGTTTGTTTATCGAGAGCAGCACTCGCCTGTGCCTGAAGTTCACTCGCAATATCATTTTCGACGGATTGGAAACTTTCTGTAATTTGTTCTGTCGTTGCCATGAAACTTGATGTAATCTCTTGACTGGTATTTATGTTACACCCGACCGATCTCAATATATTAAGTTCCATACCCTGAATATTCTGCATCGTGTTTTCATTAATGGATTCGTTGTTTGTCACCGAATTATACATGATGTCATTCACTACACTCATGTTAAAATTTTGGTTGATGGTAGAACTTCCACCCCCACCCATCTTTTGTGTTGTACTGAGAAAAAAATAAAACTTAAAGACTAATGCTTCCTTTAATCTATGTGGTGTTGGTGGTGTTGTCACCCATTTGAGGGTGAAACCTTAAAACTTCCATATAAATATGACGATAAGCGAAGTAAATTTTACACGTGTGGTGGGTTCTGCTCATGGAGTTGCATGAAAAGATATGCAATAGATAAATATGGAATTACACGTGGAGGTATCATATGTAGTAACATCATCATTATGCGAAAAAAGTTATACAATAAACTTGGCTCAATTACGATAGCACCTCTGCGTGAAAGACTCGATGTATTTGGTGGTGACCTCACCATAGAAGAATTTAGGAATAATAGCGTCGTAGACAAAGAAAAACCTAGAGAAATAGACACTAAACCTCACGAAGACCGGTTAATACCAATTATTTCAAACACAAAAAAGATGGATGAAATAAAGAGTGCTTCTGGTAAAAACGAGACGCTCAAATTGAAGAGAGATAAACCACTCAAAAGAAATCAAAATAATCTCGAATCAGCGCTTGGGCTCATCATTAAGCCCAAACCTTAAAAGACGACGCTGTTTATTCGTTGGTTTTGATTTGGGTATGTTTTTTGTAATCAAACTGTCGATCCAAGTCTCTCCATCGTATGCTTTCCAACGAATTCCATACTTTTCTATCACCTTGCGACACAACACACACGGAAGTGATACACCCTCACCATAACTGGTTTCTCGGTGTATCACTAACGTCCCAAACTTGCGTTTGACCCAGGCTGCAAATTGGTGACCTCGATTTCCTCGTTTGAAACACTCGCGTTTGAGTGTTTTTATCATTCGCCTTTCGGCGCAGCATATGCAATCACTTTCGAAAGTGGCGAAAATGACGTGTCGTGTAAGTCGTGACAACTGGATAGCACGGCATTATTACTTAATAATACATAGCTGATTCCTTTTAATAGAGTTACAATTGTCACACGAATGCCCTTCAAACACAAAGCAACATGTGTCGCATTCATTTAAAACACTAATGTTTCTCTTCATGAGCTTATTTTCTGAATATAAAACTAAATCCCTGACTGTGTATATGCCATACATAACCATTGTTTCCAAGTTTGGAAATTTCATCCTATTTACCAAAACAACCACAACCTTTAGTTATCTTTAGCATAACTGAGAAGCTGTCGATCATAGGTGGAACCATTTTCTTGAGAACAACTTCAAGTTCGGAGTCTTCTTCACCTTCGTCGATTTCCTCTATCAAGGAGTAAATCAAGTCGAGGACGAGTTCCTTCTTTTCTGGACCTTTGAGTGTTTTGATGCTATTCACTTCCATCATCAAACTCGACACGATACCACAGATGTTTTCCTTGTTGACCCCAGTTTTCTTGTATCGCGCAGTCAATGTCTTGACACGTTCGGCGACCTTCTTCGCCTGTGGGGACTTGTTGTCATATCCATCGAGGATGGTTTCGGGTGCGGCGCTCATTTATGATGTATACAGAAATAAATTCTTTAACAATTGTAATGGATGCAGACGACATCATAGTATTCATTGCGACATCTCTTGGTTTACATCAATTGATACGCGAATTCACTGACGTGTACAACATGAAGAAAGTTGGTAGTTACACACCGGAATATGTAATATCTGGTATAGCTACGAGTATGCTATGGGGAATTTATCAGTACAGAAATGGGTCTAAGTATTATGCTATGCATTCTCTAGTAGGTGTGGTACTTGGTCTCTATACACTCGTGCGGATTCGGCGCTTGACGGAAGACGAGCCTCAAATGTTGTTTCCGACGTAAGTTTCCCCGCAAATTGTAATATTTTACATTTTTCTTCGAACGTTAATCTTCCTGTCTTTTGCATCACATAAGACAGGAGCATTAAGATGATTTGAATTGAATCGACTACGTGCATCTATTTTTTACAAACTTTAAAAAGTAACAATTTTCCCTCATCGGAAATGTTCTGCATGAATTTCGCGTAGAACTGTTCAGCTGTGAGTTGTGTACCATCGAGGTATGTGATCTTGTTCGCAGATTTCCTGAAATTAGCGAGTGCTTCGTAATGTTCAGCGCACCAACGTTTTAATTTATCTATATGTGGTTTCGAACGACTAATAATTTCTTCTCTCACATCTTTACCCGCCGCCAATTGAATCTTGTACTCGATATAATCATCTATATCGATGAAATCACCCGCAGTTTTTTCTGGTGGTACAAACTGTGCATCGGATGCGACGGCGTCGATTAAGATTTGTTTAAGTTTTTCGAGTTCATACTTTTTAATATAAAATTCTTCTGTGCCCTCTACATTACCAGTTTTCTTAGCATCAAAGAAACCAAACGCAGCTACACCCGCTAACATCGATGACAGTATGCACATAAATATTACAAACTTGATTCTGTTATCCATCTAATATAAATATATATTAAAATTTAATACCAGTTGGTCCTGGGAGTGGTTTGTAACTCGACATTCTCATATTTGGTTGAGCTATCCCTCGCTTCAATGATGGCATCGTCACACCACGACGCTTCATCATGAGGTACATAGACAATAACAATAACAGTATGTGACCTATCAACGAAACTATCCCGAAGTTCCTAGCAGATTTATCGGCGGTGCTGCTGCATTCGCGAGTCATCGCGAGCGTCATTGAAGATGCAATGACACCGAAAATACCGAACAAGAGTGCGAATGCCGCGGCTTCGGATTTCACGATCTTAGTAATAAGGAGTGTGAGAATCATAGCGATAGCCGCAGTCATCGTGTGACTCAGGAACATTTTAAGGTTCTTCCATTTTTGAGAATTTTGGACTTGGTCACACTCGTTGAAGGTCTTAATTCCAACTGATGTGATCGCGATGTAGAACACACCCATGATGACGATCAAAAAGAGTGTACCATAAGACATTTCCATATCTTGCCCCGTTCTCGCGGCGAGGTTTGATAATTGTTGCATATCTAACTTAGATACAGCCATTTTATATCATGTACTGAGAAATTATTATGTATTATGATATTCACTGAACCTGACTGGAAAGGGTGATCGTCGAGTGGATATGGTAGAGTGCACATGTTATGAAATAATTTTATTACATATAAATATATGAAGACTGGTGCGGTTCTAATTATATTACTGTGTATGTGTTCATTAATTATAGGTATAGGTGGTATAACAGCATTTAATGCAATGTCAAATACGAACGCACCAACAAGTAATGTAGTGGAACGCGTTCCAGAAGAGGTAGTAGATCCACTATCCGTTGTATTACCATCTGGTCTAAAAGCTTGTGATGTTAAAGGCGACTGGGAGCTTACTGGTGAATGTCACTCCAATGGAATGGGGATACATACCCAAACTATCATAGATAACACAGATAATGGAACTGGCTGTCCGGAGGGTATTGATAAAAAGATGATGAATTGCTGTTACGAGAAAGGTAACTGGTTAGATATGACATTTTGTACGGGTGGAAAGAAACGACAGAAGCAAACTATTGTAAATTGTCCAAGTCATAAGAAGACGCGTGAAGTGGAATGTACAAAGAAAACTACATGTGGTTCAAACGGTAAAAGAATACGCACTACAAACGATTTGAATGGAAATGAAGTCGCAACAGAAGAAGATTGTTGCTATATGTCAGAATGGCGAGATGTGGGTGGTTGTAAGGCGCGGGGTGGCGGGAAACAAACTCAGGAACGAGATACTATAAACTGTAAGAGTTATATACCTAAAACACGGGAGATTGATTGTTGTTATATAGGTGAGTGGGAAGACTCCGGTGCGTGTCAGGAAGATGGCAAAATGAAACAGACGCGCTCCATTTACAATTGTCCGAATGAAAGCGTAAATGAACGAACAGTAGATTGTTTGTATACGTTTAAAAAATCAGTTGAAACGCCATACGGTCCAAACGGTGGACCAAAACAATATGGTAACGTTCATGATATTTCTTGTGATAAAGATAATCATAATGGTGCGCTCATGTCTTTTAAATTTACAAAGAACGAGGACGATAAAATTCGTAATGAGTACAAATGTTATATGAGTTCTACACAATTCAAAAATAAAAATAGAAAATCGACACCACATGGTGCATCTGGTTCGAGTTCAAGTGGTAGAAATGCTATGTGGGATGTTGATTCTCATCCAGTTGAATGTGGTAATAAATTTATAACTGGGTGGAAATTAAATCAGTGGAGTAATTCTATGAAAATGCTATATTCTTGTTCAAATATAGCAACTCCGGACGCAAGTAAGTGTGAAGAATTGATGTCAGACCATTTCGGTGAACCGCAGTACGCGGGTGATTGGACTAAAGCTGGTACTATTTCATGTCCAACAGATAAATTACTTACTAAATGGAAGTATAATCGTAGTGAGGGTAGAATTAGATATAGATGTTGCCCTAAACCATAAATTACAACTAGGCATAGAGTGCTGTCGCATGAGTTAACACGAAAAGAATGACTTAATCAAACGCTCCGAAACGCTAATGGGTATCCAATTTAATTTATCGTCGTGAATTGTTTTATATTCATCTCTATCGGAATTGGAATGCTTCAGTGAATATCACATTTTGTGCAAAAATGCGATTGAATTTTGCAAAAAGTGTGTGAGTTTACCATTATTTCCGGGTATCACGAAAGATGAACTTGAATTTACATTAAAGAGTCATAGAGATTTTCATCTTCTCTCAATTTAAGTACGCCATCCGTCCATCTATTATTATCTTTATCTACAGACTTTACGTGTAATAGAGCTATTTGTGGATATGGGGAAATACCGATAGTCGTTTTATATCCATATATGGTTTCGTGTATACTATTACCGTGCTTTATCCTAGAAGGTTCATTTTTGTAAACACGATCTAAATAATCCGGCCAATTTACCCAGTCGTATTCATTTACAGTGAATCCATGGTCTTTGTACCATTCGTCTGTCGCACCCAAGCATATATTTAATCGCGGAACTTTTATTAATTCGGCGTTTGTTTCCGTTATAATATTTTTTATGTTTTTTATAAGTTTTTCTTTTGGCATTTCATCTGGGTCTAGTACAAATATATAATCACCCGAACATTTACTCGTATGAAAATTGCGATGTGCGCTGAAATCATCATCAAAATCTCTCTCACATGTAACTATATCATCTTTAAAGTGTTCCAATACACGTAAAACTTGTGGCGTTACATGAGCGGTGTCCACCAAAATATTAATTTCATCTTCAGTGTCCTTTGTTCTTTTTAAAAATGAAATGAGCGAATATAATTCCTTCGATTCGTTACATACGGTTATTGCATACGACAGTTTCATTATTAATATTAAAGAATATGACGTCTTTAAGTTAAATATGATACCAGACGTGATTCATAAAGTAATTATAGTAGATGAAGGTAAATTACCTGCATTACCACATGAAATGAAAAAAGCCATAGAAACATTTTATAGAATGAATCCTGGTTACAAAGTAAAGTTGTTTTCTGGAAATGATTGCGTCGAATATATAATGACGTATTTTAATGATAGAATCCTCGAAGCTTACAAAAAATTAAAACCATATTCATATAAATGTGATTTGATGCGCCATTTGATATTGTATAATGAAGGTGGGTGGTACACAGATGCAAGGATGATATGTTATCA